AATCCACAACTCGCCGTCGTGAATGACGCCCGCAATACAAGTCATAAATGTTTATCCTGCCTTTGGCGCGTTGTCAGGCGGCACAGTAACCGGCGCAGGCGCACTCTCGGCACGCCGCGCGGCATCTTCTTCGATTTTGGTAGTTTCGGCGTCCACATCTTCGGTGCCCAGCATGACTATCGTGGTTTCGCGCGCCAGCAAACCATCCTTGTAAGTCGCTCGGATTTCGGCGCGTTCTTCGACGGATAGCGGCCCGGCGTTGAGGTTGCAGGTCACAGTCATGCGGCCCTGTTTAAAGTTGCTGAGCGCGCCGGTATCGCCCGCTAAAGACGCTGCTAAGCAAAATACACCGTCCAACAACTTACGCAACGCGCCTTCGATGTGCGGCTTGGTTTGCAAGAGCGAATCCGCGAAGTCCGCGCGGTCTTGCACCAGCATGGCGGCGCTCGCATTGGCCGAACGTCGGGCCGCAATGTGTCCTTGATTGGCGGCGCGATATAGTTGCGTTTCAAACCATTCAGCATCGTCACGCAGCGGCTTTGAATCCACTGGGTTGCGAAATATAGCTTGGCCTTGTCGAATAATCGGCTTGCCATTACCATCTAAAAGCGGGTTGCCGCTGGCATCCACGTCCATATAGGACATAAGGAAACTGGCACTACCCGGCCCTACATTGAGCGACGTATCAGTGCGCGTGCTGCTGTTGCCCGGCGTGGTTTCAACTGCCGGTTTGTCCACATCGAGCATAGTTGTTTGCGGAAAGCCCGCTACATCGCCATTGAACTTTATCATGGTGGCGATAGTGGAAATAATGTTTTCAAGGCGCACCATGCCGGGCGTCAAAAACGCTTCGATTTGAGCGCCGATAACCAATAATTGCCCGCCGGTGTCTACCGTCCAGTTATCATCGTCGCCGCGCTCACGCACCACGCGCACCATTGTAAGCTTTGTTTTTTTATCTACCCATGATAGTTGAATGCACTTGGTTTTATTGCCGTTGTCGTCTTCTTCCTCGTAGTGAAACACGCCGGTTTTACGCTTAGTGCGCGGGTCGTCGTAAATCGCGGTGCTACCGGGCGCACACACTTCAAAGTAAATGCTATCAAGCGCCTCTTGCCATGTCGCCGCATCAACGCCCAATGCCATTTGTTGCGGGTTGGTGCGGTCAACACCTTCGACTAACAGGCCCGGCGGCACATCGTAGCGCCAAAAGCAGCGACGGCGTGCCAACAGGTGCAGGGCAAAGCGTTTGACAATCTCGTGGCCGCCGCGTTCATCCCACCACGCGCCCTGTGTCGCGTCCGCTGCGTCCGCAAAGGCGGTTAAGGCTGCATTGGCTTCGGCGATGACCTGCGCGCCTGCCTGCGCGTCACTCAGGGCCATTGTTTGCCGCTGTCGCTCACGTTTGCGCGGCACCGCATCGAAGGCCAGTTCAAAGGCCGGTTCGCGGCCTACCACGCCATTACGGTGACGGCGCAGCACTTCGAGGCACTTATCAATCGGGGCAAACGATTTATAGAGCGCGAGATAACCACTGCTATCGCCCGCGCCCGGCATTGGCCCCAAATAGCGATTCAGGTAATCGTTGAGCGTGTTGCTGCTGCCATCGTCGGCAAGCGACAGAATCAACGCAATGGCCTGATTCCACGCGTTGCCCGCCGTCGAAGCGCGCTCGCTACTCAGCAGCTTTTGCGCGGCGGCGAAGTCAGCTTTCAAAGGGTCAAAAGACATAATGTTTCCTGATTAACGATAATTCCCGGCGGTTGAGGTGGACTGCGGGCGCCGCGGCGTTTGCTGATTACCCAACATTAAATCAGTGGCACCCCACACCATAGCGTCTAAGCGGTTGGGCGATTCGTCGCCTTGCTTGTAATTACACAATTCTTTTTCCAATTCGATAAACACACCGGCGTGATGCAATCGCCCGCCCTCAGCAATGCCCTGTATCGGTTCCGCGCGCACAATCTTGCCGCGTGTGGCATTGACTTCGCGGATTTTTAGATTGCGCCCGCCTTCGGTTTGCTCAATCGAGTAGCGCACCATATTGCCGCCATAGTTGACTTCGACGCACACCGCGTCAGCCTGCCAGCGATTGTAAGCGTCTATAATGGCCTTGCACCATGTCCCAGTTGAACTGCCTTTAGGTGGACTGCAATCTTCCAAAACATAGCCGTGCGCGCTTTCGCCCTGCCCTTTGCGCCCTACCACGACAATGCCACACTGCCCGGTTGAGCGCGGCGGGTCAACACCAATCACAATTCTATCCAAGTCCGGCACATCGTAGCGATAACCGCGTCCGGCGCGCAGCGGGTCAATGTCGCGCGCCATCTGCCACAAGCCATCTTCGGAGATTTCAACATTATGCTGTGCCTCTCGCTCAAAAGCGGCGCGGCCCCAATCGTTTAACTGCTGCTCACACGTTTCAAGGTTCTGCCCATCCCACGACGCGTAGGACACCGTTTTGTCAATCACATAACGCCGCGTGCCGTCCGGCTGCTCTACTGATTCGTAAGTAAGATTAAAAACTGCCGGTTCCGGCTCGTTTTGCTCACGGCTGAGCAAGAAGTCGGCTGAGCCATTGCTAAGCTGCATCGCTATGCTGTTGTCGTGAATCAGGTTTTGCACGAACAAAATCGCGCAGTCCGCACTACCCGCCGGAAGAATGCTTTCCGTAATCGTTTTAATTTTCTTAGCAACAGTTTCCGGCGTATCATGGCGCGCGTCTACATCGTCTAACACAATCAAATCCGGGCGAAAGTCGTCCAGCTTCACACCGCGCGCGGCGGCATCTAAACCTAACGCTAAACAGTTAAAGCCCGTAGCGGTGCGCAGCATATCCACACGCCAGCCACGCGAGGCGCCATAGCGGGACACGTCGCGCTCAATGCCTAAATCCTCAAACTTCGCCCGTATCGCTTCGACATGGTTATTGGCCTGCGCCTGTGTGCCGGACACATAGAGCGTAAAGCGGCGCACCGGACGCGCTTCGCCTTTGTGCGAAATAATTTTGTTGCCAACCCACACGCAGCCCATTTCGGCGGTGCTACTTTTGGCGCCACCGCGCGGCCAAAACTCGCAATGCGGGCGCGGGCGCACATCAGGCGCTAAGCCGTCAAACCAGTTCCACAAACGAACATGGCGCGGCGCAAAAGGCGAAGTGACAGCGCGCGGGAATTTTGTTTCCAGCCAATCGCGCCAGTGTTTCATGCTATCAAGATTCACGGTCTGTTTTTGCCGCTTGCGCCTCTCGCGCTCTGCTATGGCGCGTGCCTGCGCTAACGGGTCAGGCGCAAACGAATTATCCACCCAACACGACGGCAATAGGATTTTCTCCGTTGGCGATACGCTCAATCTGTTCATCTGTGAGTTTGGAATAGTCAATCATTTTCAAAATGACATCAACGGTTTGATTGACTTTGCCCTCGGTGCGCTCGGCTATGAAATTCACCGCCCATTGCTCGCCTTTGAGCGCCGCCTGCCACACGCTTTGCACCATCCATTCGACATTCGACTTTTCGCCTAATAGCTTCCCCTGCTTATCGTAAACCTTTTTGTCCTGATTACCATAGTCAACAATCAATTCACGCAAAGAGCGCGCGAACGCTACCGCCGCGCCATTACGCTGCCCCGTTGTGTTAGAGCGCGGGTCGCCTGACACAAACGGTTTGCCGCGTGGTTTTTTCTTTGCGGAATTTGCGGCATTTCCGCTAATCTTATCCGTTGTCATAAAATCAATGTTTTAGAATTTCACTACGAATATGCCGCGCAATCGCACGCATGAAAAGTGGTGGAACGCTGTTGCCGATGCGACATACACCATCATCCCATTTCCCAGCAAAGTTAAAAGCATCAGGAAAAGACGCGCATCTTTGTAATTCCCCGACACTGAGCAATCGAGGCACATCGGGGTGCATGTGACCACCAGAACCGCTAACTTTTAGAATAGTTGGCGCCGGCTTACTCCAATCTAATCGCAAAAGCGAAAAACGTTCTTTGTGAGCATCGCCGCGTGAAGTTTCACGCCATCGCTTTTGACGCAATTCAGAACATTCTGCGCTTAATTGCTTCTGATTTTTCAAATCTTTCAACGCATCGCGCAAAACAATGAACGAGCTTGTCGCAGTCGGATGCGTTGGAGCGATTTCAAACTTCCTCCTCTTCATCTTCCTCCTCATCGCCTTCGATTGGTGGACAATGCTCAATCAAAATCGTGTGGCCTTGTTGATGGCAACAAGAACACTCCAAGTCAGCAACAGGGCACTCCACCGGATAAACAGCAACCATCTCATGCCCACAATCGCCACAAAAGACGCGGGAAGAGCACCAACCCGGCTCAGCGGCGCGAATATCGTCCTGAATGGATTGGCTAAGTTCGCTCATTGGCACCCCATTGCTTCGGCATCTCTAATGCCCTTCATCGTCAATTGCACGACGACTTGATCGGAGTAACCATCTTCATCTGCACAGTCATCGTTGAACCAAACGTAATCGCGTCGTTCCAACCATTTGATGGCGTCATCAACCGCCTCTTCATATTCGATCAGAGGCATTTCATCGAACAGATAGCGCGTCTTGTCCTTGATGGAGCGCACCGAATAGGAAACGCCATCGCCATAAAGAAGCTTTAGAATGCGTTGTGCTAAAGGTGTCATGGGCCAGTGATTACCACAGTCGTTGAGGACTTCTTGTTATCAATCCATTCTTTAGCCGCGTGCAGTGCCCCTTCGTAACTGATGAAATTCACCATAGAGCACACCGGCACAAAACCCGATGCATAAATCGTAACGTCCACTTTGCCACACGTGGCGGTGCTGTTAGCAAAGTGAATCAGGTGCCCTTTGTATTCAATGGGCGGCATATCTTCATTCGCGGGAACTTGATTAGCCTCTGGATTGGCACGCTTTTGTGCCTCCATCATGGCAGCGTCGTAACCGGCCATTATCGCATTGGCAAACCAACCAACCATTGTTTCCTCGTCAGTAGCAATGGCAGGATTAGCCAGGATATGCTCCATCCACTTTTCTGCCCAAACTCGTGCATCCATAGTGTGCGGCCACACTGTGCCTGCGATGCCTGCGGCTAATGCCGCGCTGCTGTCGAGGTCTGTCATCTCGTTTGTCATTGATTCCTCCATGTCATTTAACTCTGCGCCAACACGCATCACACCTCAAAAACATGAATTACAAAATGCCCATTGTTGAGTAGAACTGTGCCGATGAACGTCCCAATATCACCTTTAACAGATTGCCCCGTTTGCAATACCCGAAAGCGGCGCTTTTCTTTGGGTTTGGCAGGGTCAACAAGAGCCCATAAACAGGGAATGTTATTTTGATTCCCAATACTCAACACCTTCGCACCTTTGGGTAAATCAAGTGCAATGTTGTCGTTAATTTCGAGTGGGTATTTGTAAATGCTTTTCATAGCGAGGCCAACTCCAATTCGCTGCGATGGGTGTAACCGTAGCTGTAGCCAATTTTGGGCACAGCTACGTCACTAAAGATGTTCTCGTAACAGCTGCCTTTGCGCGTCCAATATACATGGCCGCCCTGCCACCAAACGATGTCTTCCATTTTGAAATCGTGGCCCGGTTCGACCTCAACACAAATGCGAGCACCGTGTCCGCTATCATTGGAGCGGTCTTCAACAGTCAGCATCGTTTTATCAGCCAAATGCTTAACGTCAACAATTGTTCCTCCAACCATGTCAGTTCTCCTCTTTTGGTCGTTTAGGCAACGGCATCCAGTGTGTTACCTCAGAAATATCAAAATCGGCCCAATGGTAGGGTTTTTCAATCCGATTAAATCTTGCGGGTTGAACAATGCCTCCAACGCAAACCAGATAACACCCCTCCGTTTCTGGCAATCGCTCTTCGATGGCAATCCACATAGCAGAAGGCGTCGTTTGAAGGTTGTCCTGTGCCTCGTGGCGCTCCCACTGAGTTGCGCGCCACTCCTGATACATCATGCGCAAATAACGGTCAGCTAACTGCGGTTCTTCTGGGTCTTTAGGCGAATTAATATACTCTTCGATGCGCGAAAATTCCTCTTCCGTTAGGCGGCCTTTTGTCACATAGCAAGGGGTCATTATTGCTCCTTTGAATCTAAAAGCGTTTCAAAACCCTTTGGCGCATTTTCGCGAAAATCTTCCGCCGCCTCGCCCGCTTTAAACACAATCGCGGTTGCCCACTTTTGGTTACGGCAATAAAGTCTCCGATGTCGCCTCTTGCCTGCTCGCCTAATCGAGAAAGAACTTCATCGGCAGACATCTTTAATTCAGCGATACGGGCCTGAATTTTTTCCTGAATGTCAAGTTTTGACAAGTTCTGCTCACCAATTTGCCGCGCCGTTTTCTCGCTATATCCAGCCCGACGCGCCGCCTCAGAAGCATTCCAGCACCGCAGATATTCTTCAACAAAAACCTGTTGTTTATCGGTTAGTTTTTTCGACGTGTCTGTCATACATCAGATTTTGAATCTTCGCTTTTCGGCGCATACCATGCTTTACCGTCAAGAGTCGAAACGCCATATACAGACGCCTCGCTTAATCCAGCGGACTGAACATAATCAATGATAAAATCAAGGCTTGCGTTGAAATCTCCTGAAAATTTACAGGGAATTACTTGACGCCCTGCTAAAGTAACCAATTCCCCCTGCCTAACCTCGCCAACTGCCACAGCAACACGAACCATGCCAATTCCTGCATCAGAAATTTTGGCCTTTTGGTTGTCAGCGTAAATTATTTCTACTTTATTCATTGGAACTCTATTAATTGATGACTGGCTTCAAATGCAAAAGCCTTGCTGATGATGAACATAATGCTTTGCGGAAAGGGAGCTATCTATCTTCTGGCTTTTCTTTTTCAATCCACTCAATCAGAGTGGCTTTGGTCAAGAGTTCGCGGATCTGGCGCGCGTATTCGGCGTTTTGGGCCTGCAATTCTTCGACATCGCGTTTGTATCCATCGCGCTCCGATTCCGCTTTGACAGCACGCTCAAATAACCCCTGATTTTCCTTAACCTGCGACTGCCACCATTCATGGAGGTCTTCGGTAGCTTGCGCGTTTATATCAATCTGCTTGATGACAACAGCATCTGAGGATTCTTTGCGCCGATCCCGCGCTTGTAGGAAGTTTTTAACCCACTCCAGTGCGGCGTTTGCCAATAGTGTCCCGATAGCGGTAACGGTGATGATAAGCAGTTGCCCGGTTTCCAAAGGTTTTGACACCGCATGTTATCCTTGTGCCGTTAGGCCTAACTCTGTTTCTTGCGGCATAACTTCACATACAACATACCTTCGGCCAGCATCAAGAGCGGCCCAAAGGCCCAACTCATCACCGGCTGACCCGGTAGCCACACACTGATGGTAAAGGCTGTCCAGAAACCAAAAGCGACCCTTGCGCCAAGGCAGCACCATTTCTGGCTTTCCTTGCGATGCGCCGCGATTTTCATCAAAGCGACCATACCAATCCACACACACCAAACAGGCAGCGGAATGGCAGCGCCGCGCCCGCCCGCAATGGGCATCGGATTGGGAAAAATACCCAGCGCCGAAAAAAGCAGCAAAAGGAAAATGACACTGCTGCCCGCCGCTGACCAACTGCACAACCCGCCGCACGATTCAACCTGTCGTCGTTCGACGATAACGGGCGTAGCGAGGCGTGTGCCGTCCGTGTCAGTCGGCACCTCTAAGCGCTTGGCGGTGATGATGAGTTCGGTCATGGCGGCACTATGGTTTCCGCACAAAGTGTGCCCACTTGGAATCA